TCTAATAATAATGATTCTGCAGACTTAACAGATAGTCACATGACTATTTTAGGTGATGGAAACGTAGGAATTGGAACTACTGCTCCTAGCCATTTATTAAGTGTTGGTACAGAAGGAAATTCAAGCGGTAGAAAAATATCTTTATATTTAGGAGGCACAAATGGAAATTTTGCAGGTATTGGAGCGCAAAGAGGAGAAAGTAATTTATTCTGTTCATCTGAAATAAGATTTATAAATGAAGATAATTCAAGTGGACTAGGGGCATTTGCAATAGCAACTGGGGGGAATAGTTTAACTGAAAGAATGCGTATAACATCTGGTGGTAATGTAGGAATTGGGACAACTTCACCAGCTTTTAGATTACATAGTTATCATGCAACAACAAATGTTGTTGCTAGGTTTGAATCAGGTGATAATCAAGTATGGATTGATTTACATGATGATGGGAGTGGTTCATATGGTGCTTTATTAGGGCATGATTCTGATGCTAATATTTTATTTGCAGTTGCTGATTCAGGTGTTAATAAAAAGCTTGTAATAAGGGATAGTGGTAATATAGGAATTGGAACAGATTCGCCGAGCTCTGAATTACATATAAAACAGGGAGATGATAGCGGTTTTGATGGTGGTTTAACTATTGAAAGAAGTGCTAATACTCAAAAAGTTCATATAGGTATGGATGGCGGCGCTGTTAATTTTAATAGCCCAGATGGTTTAAGTTATAAATTTAGAAATAACGGCACAGAAAAGTTTACTGTAGATGGTTCAGGTAATGGAACTTTTGCAGGAGAACTTACTACTAATGGCGATTTATTACAAATATCAGGGGCACATCCTGAATTAAAATTAAACGATAGTGATGATAGTAATTACGCTATATATTCTTATACAGATGGAGACTTACTTATAAGCACAAATCATGGTAACGAAGCAGGCGCTGCTGATACTATTAGGTTTGCTAATAATGGTGGTACAGAAAGAATGCGTATTGATAGCTCCGGTAATGTAGGAATTGGCGTTACAAGCCCTACACAAACATTAGATGTAATGGCAACAATAAATGTAACTTCAGATGGAAGCACTAGCCATACAAACTCTAGAATAATTTTAAATTCAACTCAAAGTGGCGCAAGAGGAGCGGGTGTATTTATGCACAATACAACTGAAGATAGAGAGTGGTATACAGGAACACCTTATGCTGCTAGTTTTGATAAATGGATGGTTGCATTTAAAAGTACAGCTAGCCATACTGATTCAACAGCTGAACAAGCCAATGCTAAATTTACAGTTACAAACGATGGAAATGTTGGAGTCGGAACGACTTCTCCTTCTTATAGACTAGAGGTACATGACGATAATGAAGATATTTTAAAATTACATAATACAACAGATGGGTTAGATTCATTAATATCTTTTACAAATCCTGGTGGTACTTTAGGTAGAATACAAGGATTAGACAATGGTGGATTACAGTTTGATACAGGTAATAATGCAGGTGGTCTTAATAGTAATGTAATCTATATGAGTAATGCTGGCAATGTAGGAATGGGAACAACTTCGCCAGGTGATACATTGCATATAGGCACTGGACACATTTTAGTTGAAAGAGGTGTTGAATATCGTTCAAAAGATACAGGTGGTAGCGTTAGAACTTTGATGAGAGTTAACGACAGTAATGATTTAGAATATGGTTGGTCAGGTAATGGTGCTGTAAAATTTATGGGTGGTGGTTCATATACAGAGCGTATGCGAGTCCACACTAACGGTAATGTAGGAATTGGAGTAGCAAGCCCGGGGTCTAAATTAACGGTTGATGGTGTAATTGAATTAGATGAAGCATCGGGAGCACATGGTTTTATAAACACAGATGGAACAAACTATGAGTTTGATATAAATAGAAACCCCATGACAGGTGCTATATCAGATAGTGCTAAAGGGTGTGCGAGAATGGCAATGAGAGCTGAGGATGGTGGCGCTGGTTCAAGAATAATATGGGCAACAGCTGCAGCTAATAATACTACAGCAACTGAAAGAATGCGTCTTACAAAAAATGGTTATTTAGGTTTAGCTACTACAAGTCCATCCCAACTTTTTCATTGTAATGGTAATGCACTTATTTCAAAATTAGGTGTTGGTGCTTTTAATGCAAGTTTTGATTTTTATAATAACGGCACAACTTATTTAAATGGTGCAACTACAATTGATGCTGATTTAACTATTAGTGAAACAAATGGTGAACTTAATTTTTCATCTGGTAATGGAGTTATACAAACAACCACAGCTAGTACAAGTTTAACGTTTGGTGTGAATGGCAATGAAAAAATGAGAATTCATAGTACAGGAGATGTGCTAATTGGAGCAACTGATCCAACTAGTTATAATTCAAATGCTGACGATTTAATTATTTACGAAGGCAATGATTTTTCAGGAATGACTTTAGCCGCTGACAACGACCAAGGTTCAAATATTTATTTTGCTGACCCTGACGATGATAATGTAGGTGGGATTACTTATAATCATACCAGCAACTATATGAATTTTAGAGTTAATGGTGCAGAAAGAATGCGTATTGACAGTTCAGGTAATTTATCTTTAGCTACTGCAACATCTTTAGATTTTAATGTAGCAGATTTTGCACAAATTAAATTTAAAGAATCAGGTGCCATCACAATAGATTCAGACAATGACCAATCAAGCAGGAATTTTCAATTTAAAGATGGAGATGGTTCAAGTTTAATGTTTATTGGAGATGATGGATATGTAGGTATTGGGGTAACAAATCCGGGGTCATATAATTCCCATGGTAGAAATTTAGTTGTTGAGAGCACTGGTAATACTGGAATATCTATAATTAGTGGTCAAAGTTCAAGTGGTAGTTTATTATTTGGTGATGGTACGGGTGGTACAGCAGCTTATAGAGGAAAAATAGAATATGATCATAGTAATGATGTAATGGAAATTAGAACTGCTGCAACTACTCACGCACTTATTAATAGCTCTGGAGCTTTAACTATGCTCGGTGATGTTGTGGCTTTTGGATCTCCATCTGACAAAAGATTAAAAGAAAATATTAAACCTATTGAGTCAGCTTTAGATAAAGTAAGTAAATTACAAGGTGTAACATTTGATTGGAAACCATCAGATAGTATATTAGAAATAAAAGAAGATGTAGGGTTTATTGCTCAAGATGTACAAAAAGTAATGCCAGAACTTGTAAGAGAAAATAAAGATGGTATGCTTTCAATGAGACATCAAGGTATAGCACCAATATTACTTGAAGCAATAAAAGAATTAAAAGCCGAAATAGAAGAACTTAAAAAACAAATTAAATAATGGCAGTACCGGCAACAGGAACATTGTCTATGCAGGACATAGCGCAAGAAAGACTAAATAGCACCTATGGAAGCGGAAATGTGACTGGGCCTATATCCATGTATAACTTGGTAAACGGCGGCAATACAGGTGGTGCAGTAACCTCTGGTAATACATATCCAGCTGTTAACACTGGTTGTGATCCAAACCCAGCAAGTAGAAGTTCTTATGTAACATTTTTACAAGTTGGTAAATATGTAAATAACTCTTTAGTTTCAACGCACACTTTTTATTTAAATCCTTCTCAAGCGGCTACCGTTCAGGATTTAGCTGAAGGTGATACCGTATATAGTGATGCAGACCTAACAACCGCGGCTCCAGCCCATGGCGATGGATCTGGAAGCTATTATATGCAAACACAGACTGGGTTATCAAATGATGACCGATCTTGCAATAATGACAATTCTTTTGGTGTTGATTTTGGATTAAACTCCAGTGGAGTAGTAGATATATATTGTGGTTGTAGTGGTTGTTAATTAAAAAAATATATTATGCCAATAGCAACTCCTTATCAATTTTCTGATTTTTATAGCTACGATCAAGATTGTTCAACCTTAACAAGTTTTACTTCAGCAGTGGCTGAGGTAAGTATAGGTTGTAGTCAGACATTAAATCAAACTTATTATCATGATGGTTCAGGTGCACGACCTGTAGCTAATGATACAGTATACACAAACTCAGGTGGTACATCAAAACTAGGTAATGGAGTTTATAGATTAGATAATAATACTAAGTTTACTATTACTGGTTTTGCTGGTACAGGTGTTGTAGATTCAGTAGACTCGTGTTAATTAAATAAAAAAGATAAAAAACACGTAATATTAATAATAACAAATAATATAAAAATTTTAAAATATGGCAATATCATATAAATGGACTATTAATGCGTTAGATACGCATATTAGTCATGAAGGTAAATCTGATGTAATAAATCAGGTCCATTGGTCATACCAAGCAATAGATGGAGATTATTCTACAGATATGATTGGTACATATTCTCCTAAATTTGATAAAGATGATTTTATTGAATATGGAAGTTTAAAAGAAACCGATGTTACAAGTTGGCTAGAAAAAAATCTGGACGTTGATAAAATGAAAGAAAATTTAAAAAATCAAATTGAAGTTTTAAAAACACCAGTAGCTAAAACTTATAGTCAACCTTTTGCTAAAAAAGAAGAATAAATTTAGTATATTTAACTTTTAAGTAAAACCAAATAATAATTAATTCAATAAAAAAATGAGTGAAAACAAAATAACAGAGGAAGAATTAAAAAACTTGCAAGATCTAGTTGCGAAGCTTAACAGTGCTTCAAGTCAATTAGGTAACATTGAGATGCAAAAACATCAACTTTTGCATGCTTCACAAACTTTACAAAGTAATCTTAATGAACTACAAAGTAATTTAGAAAAAGAATATGGTAAAGTTTCAATAAACATTCAAGATGGTACTTACGTACCAGTTGAATCTGAAGAACAGGTCTTAGAACCTGATAATTCAAAAAAATAAGGAATATAAAAACCTTATACCAAAACCATGACATTTTATTATAAAACCTACTCTTGGTCACAAGGTGACGCAGGAGTATCCCAAGAAACCAGGAAGCTTTGGGAGCAAATCGCAGAAAAAAAGAACTGGCGTATTGTTCAACTACCTAACGGTTATTATCAAGCAGAGTACAGAGATCTTGAAGATCAATGGAAAGATGTAACAAGAAGAGAAACATTAGATGGTGCTGAGGCAGCAATTGATGGAAGTATCGAACATTATAACAAAAAGCTTGAGTACTTAAAAGGACCCAAGGTAGTTAAAACTTTTAAATAAACCACTTACAAAATTTAATTTAATGGAATATAATAACCCAAGTGAGATAGTAAAAAATCTTTCTTTCGGGAAAGATGCAAACAAAAAGATAATGCACGGGGTAGATAAACTAGTAAAAGCAGTTAAATCTACCCTTGGTGCTTCAGGAAAATGCGTAATATATGAAGACGCATTAGGTAAACCAGTCATAACAAAAGACGGTGTAACTGTAGCAGAGTCTGTAATTTTAATAGATCCAGTTGAAAACATTGGAGCAACATTAATAAAAGAAGCTGCAAAAAATACAGTAAAAGAAGCAGGAGACGGTACTACTACAGCTACTGTTCTTGCTGATTCTCTTTTGCATTTAGCAAATAAAGAGAAAACAGATAATAACACAAGAGAAATAAAACAAGGAATTTTAAATGGATTTGAAAAAATTAAAAGATATCTTGACAAAAAAGCTATTGAAGTTAAAGGAACTATGCTACAAAACGTGGCAGAAATTAGTTGCAATAACGACAAAGCTCTCGGGGAAGTTATATCGCAAGCTTATTCAAAAGTAGGAAAAGACGGTATAGTCTTAATGGAAGAGTCTGAGACCGCTGACACTCATTTAGAGTTTGTCGAAGGCACACAAATAGATTGCGGACTCAAATCGCCACATTTTATAACTGACAAGGATAAAGGTAGAGCAGAACTAGATAATCCGTACGTACTGATAGTTTCTTCTTCTATACCTAGTATCCGTAAAATACAAAGTGTTTGTGAGTTTGTTATAAAACAAAAAAGGAGTTTGTTGATAGTAGCTGGTGTAGAACAACAACCAATGGCTGCTTTATTGACGAATAAAGTCAAAGGTAACATAAAAATAAATGTTGTAGATTTACCAGGTTTCGGTCCAACAAAACAAGATACAATTGAAGATCTTGCGATACTTACCGGAGCGCAAGTTATAAATGAAGAGTTAGGTGATGATTTAGATTTAATATCACCAGATGTATTAGGTGAAGCAAAAAAGTCCGTTACGGACAATAAAAACACTGTTATAACGGTTGATAACGTAAAAGAAAAGGTTGACGAGCGTATAAAAAGTGTGTATAGCAAAATTAGCAAAGAAAAAAATCAGTTTATAAAAACAAAGTTAGAACAAAGGATAGCTATGTTAACTGGATCTGTAGCTATAATAAAAGTAGGAGCAAATAGCAAAGTTGAATTAAAAGAAAAAAAAGATAGAGTTGAAGACGCTATATATGCTACAAAAGCTGCTTTACAAGAAGGTATTGTAGCAGGTGGCGGTGTTGCTTTATTTAATGCTTCGAAATCATTAAAAGCTAAAAACATAGGTGAAGAAATATTGTTTAAAGCAATACAAGCACCTTTTTATACAATACTAGATAATGCAGGTATACATCATGATTATGATGAAGGATTATTATCTGGTGAAGGAATTAACGTAGTTAGTGGTGAAGTAGTTGATATGATAAAAACAGGTATAATTGATCCTGTTTTAGTAACAAAAACTGCTTTAAAAAATGCAATAAGTGTTGTTAACACTATAATATCTGCAGATTGTGTGATAAGTAATATAAGAGTAAATGAAAGCAATTAATTATTATATAATCATAAAGAAAATAAAAGAAGAACCTAAGACAGTTAACGGACTTTTAATTACAGATGATATTAAAAAAGACGTTAGATATTCAAAAGGTAAAGTAATTAGTTTTGGCGAGGAAACTAAAGGATTAAAAAAAGACGATATTATATATTACAACAAACACGCTGGTCATGGTATAGAGTTTGATAATAAACTTTTCCATGTTATAAAACAACAAGATGTTGTTGTGGTGTTATGATAAATTCTGCATCTGATTTAAGAGATTTACAAGTATTTAAGTACTACAGAATTATTAGAAAATGGGCTTGTAAAACTTATGATTTAAAAGAAGCAGATCTTGAACTTCTTATATATTTAGACTGTAAAAATAGATTTACAATAAAAGATTTTAAAGACGGAACATATACTTATAGTTGGGATAAGCATCGTTGGGAAAGATTAAGAAAAAATGGTTGGATCGATGTTTGGCGTAATAGAAATAGGACTACTATAAAATACAGTATATATTGCGTTTCATTTAAAACAAAACAACTCATTAATAGAGTGTACAGAATATTATTGGGTCAAGAAGACGTACCCATATCAAACAAAAACGTTTTCTACAAAAACAAATCATATACTGATAAAGTGTTCAATAAAGCTTTAGATGATATGATTAAAGATAAAAATCGTTAAACTTTAAAAATTAAAATTATGCCTTACGGAAAAAAATCAAAAATGGTAAAAAAAGTATACAAGAAAAAATCTAAGAAAAAGAAAAAGTAATGGGATACAAAAACGCCGCGCAAAGAAAAGCTGTTTGGGCTTCTAAAAACGAACAGAAAAAAAAGCGTAAAAAAAGAAAGAAAAAAAAATGAAAAAACTAAGTCCTAAACAAAAAAAAATTGCAAGAGCCGCACATCCTTATAATAAAATTACAAGAGCGGATTTTGTAGCTTTAAAAAGAAAAAAGAAAAAATAATGCCTAGAAAAAAGTCAAAAGAACCTAGAAAAACTACAAAAGGTAAAGGTAGAAACTTTCGCACTGTAAAAGAAGGTGCAGGTATGACTAAAAAAGGGGTTAGAGAGTATAGAAGGAAAAATCCTGGTAGTAAATTAAAAACTGCTGTAACAGAAAAAAATCCATCAAAAAAACGAGCTGCTAGAAGGCGATCTTTTTGTGCTAGATCCAGAGGTTGGAAAGGCGAAAGAGGTAGAGCCGCTAGAAGACGTTGGAGATGTTAAAACAAGATAAAAAATAATAAAATGGGAAAAATTAGTGGACCTTGCAAAGCTGCTGCAAAAAGAAAGTTTAAGGTATGGCCTAGTGCTTATGCTTCTGGTTGGGGTGTAAGATGTACTAAAGCTGGAGGACCTTCTAAGTTTGGTGGTGGTAAAAAAAAAAGTAAAAAGTAATGCCTAAGAAAAAAATAAAAGGTGGTGGCACTAAAAAAGTATGTTTACCAGCTGCTAAAGTTAGATCTATGAGTAAAGCTGAAAGAGCTAAAGTAGTTAGAGCTAAGCGTAAAGCTGCTAAAGGTGGTAAGTATAAAAGATCTAGTAAGTCAAATGTAAAAGGAGCTAGAAAAAAAGGTGCTACATTACGTGATTGGTTTAATAAAGAAAATTGGGTTCAAGTAAGTAATCCAAGTAAAAAATGTGGTGAAAAATAATGGATCCTACAATTAATAAACTTTTAAATAAAAGTTCTAATCCACTTTTAAATAAAATTAGAAGTAGTTTAAATAAACCTGTAACAAGAGATGTTGATGTAGATAGAACAAACATTAATTCATCAAACTTTGATAAAGTACCAAATCTTAAAGAACTTATAAATCAAAAAGAAAGTGAAAGTGTATATTTTTCTGATGACATTGATTTTTCAAAAGAACCTACTAAAGAGGAATATGAAAAATATAAAGAGTTTTTTACTACTTCTAGTGATAAATATATTGATTTTAAAATAAAACCAGAAAATAGAGCTAAACTTGCTCGTAGATATGCTCCTTTTTTTAAACAAGAAGGTATTGAAAGAAGTGAAACTTTTACAAGACAGTATGTTCCGTCAAATTACAGATTTAATGGTAAGGTAGGTTTTTTGAAAAATAATCCATTTATACAACAATATGGTGAAGTAAGTAAGTATCCATCTGGTCCAAAGCCAAACGTTTCTTATAATGACCCAACATATCCTTATAGATATGAGGTAGATTATAATTTAGGTAGAATGATGCAATACGGCTTAGATAAAGTTTTTACTGATGAACGAATAGACACTTTAGTTTCTAGAGTAAATAAAAATTTAGAGTTTGATACAGTAATAAATAATAATCCTACTAGATATATAGAATCTGAAGCTATGATAGGTATGGATCAACCGCCTTATGTAGGAACACCTGATGAAGATACTCCAAAAAAATATAGAACAATTTATAGTGGTAGATTAGGTGATTTAGGACAGATGAGACAAGTTTATAGTAGATTTTATCCTATAGATCGCAAAAGACAAATGGCTGATGTTTTGGCAAGTGTTACAGGTGGAGAGCGTGATGAAGACGCAATATATGCAGACTCTTTAAATTATGATTATGAACCAAGATCTTTTCAAAATTATAATGTTCTAGAAATGCTTAATAATGCTTATAGAACACCCGTTCGTATAAGGACAATAGATGGTTCTGGAGGTACTCAAGCTGAATATGATCCTAATACCAATAGAATTTTTGTAGATAAGTATGACGGTTACACAAGTTTAAGTAGAGGTGGACATTATCAAACAAACCCGCTTCTTGATACCGGTGATAATTTTATTAGTCAATATTCGCATCAAATGGATGAAAGCGATACGTCACTTATGGGTTTGCTAGTTCACGAAGGTGGCCACGCCACTGGTTATAGAGGTCTTTTAAGTACACCACACAATCCTAATAGATCTCCTTTTGCCCCAGCGTTTAGAGCTAATACAAGTTATTTAACCTCATTAGATGCAATATTAGGTATGACATTTAAAAAAGAAACTCAGACACCAGGTAAAGATGATTATTATCACGATATAGACATGGAATATGGTGCTTGGTCAATGCAAAATATTTATCAGAATTTAGATAAATATGAAAAAGGTGAAATACCAACAACTACAAGGCAAACTGATCCAAGCCGGGGTGATAATAATGATCCATTAAGGACATTTTTTAGTAATTTATTTAAAAACATTAAACCAGAAAAAATTATAAAATGAAATCAAAAGGATTAGGAGATACAATACATAAAGTAACAAAAGCAACAGGTATTAAAACCATTGTAGATAAAGTTTCAAAAGGTTTAAACGTACCTTGTGGATGCCAAGCCAGAAGAGAAGCTTTAAATAGATTAGTACCATACGATAAACAATTTAAATTAAAAAAATAATGTCAAAGCCAAAGAAAAAATTTGCAGAAAGTACAGTTGGTAAACTTTTGTTTGGAGCAGCTTCTATAGTTAACCCAACATTAGGTAATGTACTTAAAGGTGTAACTTCACCTGGTGAAGCTATAGCTGCAATAGGTAAATCAGATGTAAGTGCTGATGATAAAATAAAATTACAACAACTTATATACGAGCAACAAAATAAGGAGATGGAAGCTATAACTTCAAGGTGGGAAGCAGATTCAAAATCAGACTCGTGGCTTTCTAAAAATGTACGCCCGCTAGTTTTAGTGTGGTGTATTGTTATATTTTCATTAGCTGGATTACTTGATAGTGTTGATTCAATACCATTTCATATAGGTGAAACATGGAACGACACGTTTGAAAAAGTAATGATGGCAGTTGTATTAGCATATTTTGGTGGACGTAGTGGAGAAAAAGTAACATCTGTTTTAAAAAAATAAAACAAATAAAATAGAATATGAATTTAATTAGAAAAATTAGTGTAGGTAGAGACTACAAAGACTCAGCCATGCATTATTCTGTAGGACAAGAAGTATATGGTGGTCACAAAATATGTGATATAATAGAAAAAGAAGAAAAATTTAGTATATTCATTAAAAAAGGTCAAGATGTTTTACCTTGGAAAGATTTTAATAAAAACATGGCTATAAGTATAGAATATAATTTAGAATATTAATGCGAAGCTTATATTATTTTATAATAAAACCTATAGAAAAAAGATATAATAATACTAAAAAAATTGGTGATAAAGATTTTATATTAAACACTGAAATCCAAGATCATAAATTTGTTAGTAGAAACGCTAAAGTCATACATTGCCCAATAAACGTTAAATCACCTATAAAACAAGGTGATGAAATAATAGTACATCATAATGTTTTTAGAAGGTTTAATGATATTAGAGGTAATGAAAAAGATAGTAGCAGTAGTTTTGTAGATGGTATGTATTTTGTTTATTTAGATCAAATATTTGCTTACAGACATAGAACGGAATGGAAGCCTATAAAAGAATATTGTTTTGTTAAACCGATATCAAACGATGATAAGTTTTCCATAAATAAAGAAAAAGAAAACACGGGTATTATAAAATATGTTGACAATAAACATATTAAAAAACAAGATCTTATAGGTTTTACACCAGATAGTGAATATGAATTTATAATAAACAACGAAAGACTTTATAGAGTACCAATAAAATCAATTTGTATTAAATATGAATATAAAGGAAACGAAAAAGAATATAATCCAAGCTGGTTACAGAGCGGTTAATGAACTTATAAAAGTTGCTAAAGAAGAAATAGTTGATACAGAAGATGATGTTTCAGCTGATAGATTAAAAAATGCAGCAGCGACAAAAAAGCTAGCTATATTCGATGCTTTTGAGATATTAAACCGTGTTGAGGCTGAAAAAGCTTTGTTAGATAATAAACCAGTAGAACAAAAAGAAAACACATTTAAAGGTTTTGCTGAAAGAAGATCAAAGTAATGGAGTTTTTATGTTCTAGTTGCGGAGCTTGTTGTAGATTTATCGGTAAAATTAATGGAGCAAAATATGGTTTACCTACAAAGAAAGATGGTAGTTGTGCAAACTTAATAGGTAATATTTGTTCTATATATGATGATAGACCTGATATATGTAGGGTAAGTAAAATGCATGGAAAAAGCATACTTCAAACAAAAAAAGAATATTTTAAAGAAGTAACCAAAATTTGCCACGAATTAATAGATATTGAAGGATTAGATGAGAGTTATAAAATAGATCTCAAAAAATACAATTAAATTATGTATAAACAATCCCTATATAAAATTATAAAACCTATAAAACAAACAACCATACATAGGTTAAATAAGAAAAAATATTGGAAATACGGCTATAATAAAGAACACGATGTAATTGTTATAAGTAAAACCGGACAAATAGGTGATGTGTATAGCATACAGAATTTAAAAATTGCATTACCAAAACAACCAAAAAAAATTGAAAAAGGAAATAATAAATGGGAGGTAAATGAGTATCCAAAAGAGTTAGAAAAAATTAAAACTATATTTGATTGGAAAGATTTACCAGATGATTTTAAAAATAAATGGTATGTTTATATTGATAGAGAATTTACCAAACGCGACGAAGGTTATTGGTTCAGCAACAAAGATAATATTACTTATATCACTGGTTCTCATTATATGTACTTGCAATGGACCAAGATTGATGTTGGGAAGCCAGAGTTTAGAGAAGCAAACAGATTATTCTTCATTTTTTGGGAAGCCTGTAAAGCAGACGATAGATGTTATGGGATGTGTTACCTTAAAAACAGAAGAAGTGGATTTTCGTTTATGGCCAGCTCAGAAACAGTTGGACAAGCAACTATCTCTTCAGACGCAAGATTTGGTATATTATCAAAGTCTGGTGCAGACGCCAAAAAAATGTTCACAGATAAAGTTGTACCAATATCAGTCAACTACCCGTTTTTCTTTAAACCCATACAAGATGGTATGGATCGGCCAAAAACAGAATTAGCTTATAGAGTACCAGCTAGTAAGTTTACAAAAAGAAATATATTATCTAAACAAAAAACAGAGGAACTAACGGGATTAGATACAACTATTGATTGGAAGAATACAGGTGATAACAGTTATGATGGTGAAAAATTACAACTGCTTGTACATGATGAAGCTGGTAAATGGGAAAGACCAGAAAACATTTTAAATAACTGGCGAGTAACTAAAACAACATTAAGATTAGGTAGTAGGATTATTGGTAAGTGTATGATGGGATCAACATCTAACGCTTTAGATAAAGGTGGTGAAAATTTTAAACAATTATATTATGATTCAGACGTTACAAAAAGAAATAAAAACGGACAAACTCGTTCTGGATTATATAGTTTGTTCATACCTATGGAATGGAACTACGAGGGATACATTGATACTTATGGAATACCTGTGTTCGATACACCAGAAAAACCAATTGCAGGACCTCATAATGATAGCATCGACGTCGGAGTTATCGAGCATTGGGAAAATGAAGCAGATGGCTTAAAAAATAGTCACGATGCTTTAAATGAATTTTATAGACAATTCCCAAGAACTGAAGAACACGCGTTTAGAGATGAAACAAAAAATAGTATATTTAATTTAGTTAAGATATACGAACAAATTGACTATAATGAAGGTTTGAGATCTTCTGGTAATATTACTAAAGGTAATTTTCAGTGGTTAAATGGGATTAAAGATACTATAGTGAACTTTTATCCTGATTTAAATGGTCGATTTGAAATATCATGGATACCATCACCTAATTTACAAAACAATGTTTTATTAAGGAATGGTTTTAAATATCCTGGTAACGAACACATTGGTGCTTTTGGCTGTGATAGTTACGATATATCTGGTACAGTAGATGGTAGAGGATCAAAAGGATCATTACATGGATTAACAAAATTCAGCATGGAAGATGCACCGCCTAATACATTTTTTTTAGAATATATTGCAAGACCACAAACTGCAGAAATATTTTTTGAAGATATATTAATGGCATTAGTGTTTTACGGTATGCCTATATTAGCAGAAAATAACAAGCCAAGGTTGTTATATTATTTAAAAAGGCGTGGTTACAGGGGTTACTCAATGAATAGACCTGATAAAACACATAATAAATTATCAACAACAGAAAAAGAAATAGGTGGTATACCTAATACTGGTGAAGATATAAAACAAGCGCATGCCGCGGCTATAGAAACTTATATACAACAATATGTAGGTTTAAAATCAGACGGCACATATGGTAATATTTACTTTAATAAAACTCTTAATGATTGGTCAAAGTTTAATATTACAAACAGAACAAAATTTGATGCTACTATTAGCTCAGGATTAGCAATAATGGCTTGTAATAGGCATTTATACGCTCCTAAACAAGAAAAAATAGTAAAAAAATTAGATTTTGGGTTTAAAAAATTCGATAATAAAGGTTACATTTCAAAAATAATAGAATAAATGTCAAAACAATTACCTAAAGGACGCTTTCCAAGTCAAGCAGTTTCAGATAAAGAAAAATCTTCAAATGCGTATGGCTTAGAAATTGCCAAAGGCATAGAAGCAGAATGGTTTAAAAGATCAAGTGGAAGTGTTAGATATTATGCAAACAGAGATCAATTTCACAGATTAAGATTATATGCTAGAGGAGAGCAATCTATACAAAAATATAAAGATGAGTTATCAATTAATGGTGATTTATCTTATCTTAATTTAGACTGGAAACCAGTACCTATTATACCTAAATTTGTAGATATAGTTGTAAATGGTATAGGTGAAAGACTATATGATATAAAAGCTTATTCACAAGATCAAGCTTCTATAGACGTAAGAACTGATTATGTTAACTCTATAGTAAGAGATATGCAAAACAAAGAGTTGTTTGATAATGTTCAACAACAATTTGGTTTGAACATGTATAATAATCCAATAGAAACTTTGCCTGAAACACAAGAAGAGTTAGAGTTACACATGCAGCTAGATTACAAACAAAGTATTGAAATTGCTGAGGAGGAAGCTATAAATAATGTTTTTGATTATAATAAATATGATTTATTAAAGAAAAGATTAGATTATGATTTAGCTGTTATAGGTATTGCTGCTGTAAAAAATAGTTTTAATACAGCTGAGGGTATAAAGTTAGAATATGTTGATCCATCTGATCTAGTATATTCTTATACTGAATCACCTTATTTTGATGATATATATTATGTAGGCGAAGTTAAAAGAGTTAATTTAATTGATTTAAAAAAACAATATCCAGAGTTAACTGATGATGATATTAAAGAAATAGAAGGTTTAGGTAGTAGTTCTTTAATGTACAATAAAACATACGCTAGTGCTGATTCACCTGATAATAATTATGTTTATGTTTTATATTTTGAATATAAAAGTTATAATAACCAAGTATATAAAATAAAACAAACTTCTTCTGGTGCAGATAAAGCAATAGAAAAAACAGACACATTTAATCCACCAAAAGATGCTAGATCAAGGTTTTCAAAAGTAAATAGATCTATAGAGGTTTTATATGAAGGTGCTAAAATAATAGGTAGTAATAAGTTGTTAAAATGGCAACTTGCTAAAAATATGACAAGACCTAAAGCCGATACAACTAAAGTACAAATGAGTTACAATATAGTTGCTCCAAGAATTTATAAAGGTAAAATAGAGTCTTTAGTTGGTAGAATGACTAGCTTCGCAGATATGATACAGCTAACTCATTTAAAACTACAACAAGTTTTATCTAGGATGGTACCTGATGGTGTTTATTTAGATGCTGATGGTATTGCTGAAATAGATTTAGGTAATGGAACTAATTATAATCCACAAGAAGCATTGAATATGTATTTTCAAACTGGTTCTGTAATTGGTAGATCAATGACACAAGATGGAGATTATAATCATAGCAGAACTCCTGTGCAAGAATTACAATCTGGCCACGGTGGACAAAAAATATCTAGTTTAATAAACTCTTATAATTATTATTTACAAATGATAAGAGATGTAACCGGACTTAATGAAGCAAGAGATGGTAGCACACCAGATAAAAATGCACTTGTAGGTTTACAAAAAATAGCAGCGGCCAACTCAAATACCGCAACAAGACATATATTACAAGCAGGTTTATATTTAACATTAAAAACAGCTGAAGCAATATCATTAAGAATATCTGATGTTTTAGAATATGGTAGTACAACACAAGCTTTTGTTCAAGGTATAGGAAAATTTAATGTTGCTAGTTTAAAAGAAATAGACGAATTACATTTGCATGATTTTGGTATATTTTTACAATTAGCACCAGATGAAGAAGAAAAACAAATTTTAGAGAATAATATTCAAATGGCTATACAGCAACAACAAATAGAACTTGAAGATGCTATAGACGTAAGAGAAGTAAAAAATCTAAAACTTGCTAATCAACTACTAAAACTAAGACGTAGGAAGAAAATCCAAACTGATAGACAAATGCAACTTGAAAATATACAAGCACAAACTCAATCTAATACACAAGCTGCACAAGCAGCAGCAGAGCTAGATATGAGAAAAGAACAAATGTCTACACAAAGTAAAGCACAGTTATCTGAAGTTGAGCATAATTTTGATATGCAAAAGCTACAAGCTGAAGCAGAACTTAAAAAACAACTTATGATACATGAGTTTGAACTTAATATGAGGCTTAAACAAATGGAAACACAGGTGATTAATAGTAAAGAACAATACAAAGAAGATCGTAAAGACAAACGAACAAAAATACAAGCTACACAACAAAGTGAGCTTATAAACCAGCGACAAACTGGTAAACCGCCTAAAGATTTTGAGTCAGCAGGTTTTGACGCATTAGGTGGTTTTGGTTTAGAACAATTTGAGCCAAGATAATTTTTTAATTTTTATAATATTATATTATGTCAGAAACAAAAGTAACTCCAGTAGCAGATGAAAATCCTTCTGCAGCTGAAAAAGAAGAAGCGGTATTAGAAAAAGCCGGCGTAAGTACCAAATTAGATGACGGTACTTATAAAGTTGATCTAGATAAAATTAACGAAACTCAACAAGAAAATGTTGAAACAGTAGTTGAAGAAAAAACAGAAGAAAAGGTTGAAGAGCCAGTGCAAGAGCAGGTCGAAGAACCTATAACACTAATTAACGAAGAACAAGATGGCGTACAAGTGCAAGAGCAAGAAAGCTTACAAGAAGTTGAGCAAGCCGAGCAAAAAGTTGAAGAAAAACAAGAAGTAAAATTAGAATATCCTGAAGATGTCAAAAATTTACTTGATTTTATGTCCGAAACAGGTGGATCACTTGAAGATTACGTAAAGTTAAATGTAGATTACAATAATTTAGATGATAATGCTTTATTAAGAGAGTATTATAAACAAACTAAACCACATCTTAGTGATGATGAAATAAGTTTTCTCATGGAAGATAGTTTTTTAATTGATGAAGAGGTTGATAGTGAAAGAGATATTAAGAGAAAACAACTTAATTACAAAGAACAAGTTGCTGGTGCTAAAAATCATTTAACCAGCATGAAACAAAAATACTATAATGATATTAAATCAGGTTCTAAAATGTCTCCGGATGTTAAAGAAGCTGTAGATTTTTATAGTAATTATAAAAAAGAGCAGGAAGAACTGACTGCTCTGCAACAAAAATCAAATGAGCATTTTTTAAGTAAAACTGATAATGTTTTTAATAATGAATTCAAAGGTTTTGAATTTAAAGTAGGTGAAAACAGATACAGATACAATGTAAAAGATGTAAATGAGACAAAGCAAGCCCAAAGTGATGTTTTAAAAGCGTTTAAGATGTTCTTAGATGAAAATAATATGCTGAAAGATGCCCAAGGGTATCATAAGGCGCTTTATGTTGCTAGAAACGCTGATTCTATAGCGAACCATTTTTATGAACAAGGTAAAGCTGATGCTGTAAAAAGCATGTCTTTACAGGCTAAAAATATTAACATGGATCCCAGGAAGGGTGCACAGAATATTGAAGCTGGTGGATTAAGAGTAAGAGCAATAGGCGGTGATGATAGTTCAAAACTTAGAATAAAACTTAGAAAATAATAATTAAAACAAAATTTTTAAAAAATGGCAATTTCATTAGGGAGCGGAACTACAACTCCAGCTCCAGTTAAACAAACATTAGCCTCTAATTACGTTGATTTTACTGCGACTGCTACTGCTGGTTGGGCACAACAATACCTACCAGAGCTTTACGAAGCTGAAGTAGAAAAGTATGGTAATAGATCGGTTGGAGGATTTTTATCAATGGTAGGCGCAGAAATGCCTATGAGCTCAGATCAAGTTGTATGGTCAGAGCAAGGAAGATTACATTTATCTTATTCAGGAGGTACTTGTGCAGCTGACTCAAGCGGTGCAAACACAATATCAGGACTAACAAATCATGCTATTAGAGTAGGTCAGTTAGTTATAGTATCTGACGGTACTGATGTTGCAAAAGCTCAAGTTACTGCAGTACCAAGCACGAGTTCGATAACAGTAAAAGGTTATGCAGGAGCAACAGGTCTTGTAGGAGATTCAAGTATTGCAACAACATCAGGTGCAATTAAACTTTTTGTATTCGGTTCAGAATTCAAAAAAGCACAATTAGGTATGTTAGAAGCTGTAACACCAAGTTTCCAGTCTTACACTAACAACCCTATTATCATGAAAGATAAGTATGAGATCTCAGGATCTGATGCTGCTCAAATTGGTTGGGTTGAAGTTTCAGGTGAGTCTGGTCAAGGAGGTTTCTTATGGTACTTAAAAGCTGAAGGTGATACAAGACAAAGATTCAATGACTATTTAGAAATGACTATGGTTGAAATCGAAAAAAATAGCAACACAAATCTTACGGGCATTAAAGGTTCTGAAGGTTTATTTGCTGCTATTAAAGATAGAGGTCATATTCACGAAGATGGTTTAGACGGGACTTCTGCATCTACAGACTTAGCAGATTTCGACGATATGCTTAAAAAGCTTGATAAGCAAGGAGCTATTGAAGAAAACGTTATGTTCTTAAACAGAGAATTATCACTTAACTTTGATGACATGTTAGCAGGTTTAAACCCTCACTCAACTGGTGGTTTAGATTATGGATTATTTAATAATTCAGAAGATATGGCATTAAATTTAGGATTCAACGGGTTTAGAAGAGGTTCTTATGACTTCTATAAAACTGATTGGAAATATTTAAATGACGCTTCTACAAGAGGCGAAATTGCTTCTGATGTTACAGGTATTTTAGTACCTGCTGGAACATCTTCTGTGTATGATCAAGTTCTTGGTAAAAACATCAAGAGACCTTTCTTACACGTGAGATATAGAGCTTCAGAAGCTGATGATAGAAAACTAAAAACTTGGATCACAGGTTCAGTTGGTGGAGCATCTACTAGCTCACTTGATGCAATGGAAGTTCACTATTTATCAGAAAGATGTTTAGTAACTCAAGCTGCGAATAACTTCGTAATCTTTGGTAACTTCTCATAATTTATAACGTAGAGACGAGGCGCTTCGGCGCCTCTGCTTTACATTTTTTTTATTTAATAATATTATATCATGGCAAAAAAGAAAATAGCAGAGGTGGCTGTTGAGGAACCAAAAGTGGTTGCCCCACCAAAAAAACAAAAATCAAACTGGGAAGTAAAAGACAGACTTTACACCCTAAAAAAAGGTTTAACACCCTTAACATTTACTATAAAAAGTAAAAATATATTTTGGTTCGATAAAGAAAAAGGATATGAAAGAGAATTAAAATATGCTGTAAATCAAAAATCTTGTTTTGTTGACGAGTTTAAAGGTGATGCTAGACTTGGTCACATAACTTTTGAAGATGGAACATTACAGGTGCCAAAATCAAAACAAACATTACAAAAATTACTTTCATTATACCACCCTGGTTTAAACGAGGTATACGAAGAGTTTGACGCTGTAGAAGAGGCAAAAGATGAATTAGCTGACATTGAATATGAAATAGAAGCTTTAATAATTGCTCAAAAAATGGATGTAGAAGAAGCAGAAGCTATAGTTAGAGTAAACGTTGGTAGTGAAGTTGCTCAAATGACATCAAAAGAAATAAAAAGAGATTTATTAGTTTTTGCTAAACAAAATCCATCTTTGTTTCTTGAACTTGCTCAAGATGAAAATATACATGTTAGAAATACTGGATTAAAAGCAGTTGAACAAAACATTATAAAACTTTCTGATGATCAAAGAACTTTTGTTTGGGTATCTAATAGTAAAAAACTAATGGTTGTACCATTTGATGAAAACCCTTATTCAGCTTTGGCCGCTTGGTTTAAAACTGATGAAGGTGTAGAGGTTTACAGCACAATAGAAAAAAGACTAAAATAGTCACTTTATAAGGTTAGGCCGCGTAAAGTGGCCTAATCATATAAATAATACAATAAGCATGGCTATAAGCGTAGACAAAGTATATAAAACAGTATTAACAATATTAAATAGAGAACAAAGAGGACAATTAACTCCTGCACAATTTAATAAATTAGCTAATCAAGCTCAATTAGAAATACTAGAAAAAACATTTTATGATTACAATAGAAGCTTAAACAAATCAAACGTTGTAGGTTCTAACGATGATTATGGCGATGTAACTAAAAATATAAAAGAAAAAATAGATCATTTTTTAAAATTAGCGACAGTAGCTATAGACACAACAAATGATCAAATAAACTTAACAAATACTATTACAGATCTATATAAATTAGTTTCTGTTTATAAAGACGATAACTCCACAGAAATTGAAGAAATAAATATTTCAGAACTACCTCATATAATATCTTCAAAACTTATTAACCCAACAACTACATACCCTATTTTCTATAGGCAACAAGTAACAGATAATACTGGCGGCACAGCGCATTTAGATAATGCAATAAAAATATTACCAGCAACTTTAACTGGTAATTTAAATTTATATTACATTAAAAAACCTGATACTGTAGCTTGGAACATTAGTAGTCAAGCAGGTCCAAACAATTCTATACAATTTGATTCTGCGTCAAGTGTTAATTTTGAACTACACCCAAGTGAAGAGCCAAACGTTATTATAAAAGTTTTATCTTATGTAGGTGTTGTTATAAAAGATCCTTTTGTTATACAAAGTATGGCAAAAATAGAACAAGAAACTTTTAATAAAGAAAATATATAATAAATGGGATTCCTAGACAATAAAACAGATCAATCGTATTATGCGGGTTCACAAAACTTTACATGGAATACAGGTGATGACCAAAACTTTACTATAACAACTATTGATCCTATGCCAACCAGCGTTAGTGACTTTTTTGTGTATAAAAATGGTATCGTAGTTGACAGTACAAATTATAGTTATAATAGCTCTTCAAAAGTTTTAACTTTTATAAACTCTTATGTTTTTGCAAATAATGATATTGTAACAGTAGAATTAAGATTAAAGCTATACGGAGATTATAGATATATAACATTGAGCGATGTGGTAAACAACTTTATGTTTTCTTATGTTGGTGATGGTAAAATAATAAACAAAGCCAATAGAAGAGATGTTTTGTTTCACACAAAAAGAGGTATTCAAGAGTTTGCTTATGATATTACAAAAGTTGAAAAAATACAAGAAATAGAAGTTGGTCCTACATTGTCAGTGCCAATGCCAAAAGATTTTATAAGCATGATTGGTGTTTGTTGGGTAGATAACGCTGGTGTTGAACATCCTATACCTAAAGGCAGTATAACATCAAAACCATCAGAGGCTTTAGCACAAGATGATGAGTTTAACTATACTTATGATAATAGTGGTAACTTAATAAAGACAACATCAGTAACAAACGAAAGATTTAAAGAATTTAATAACGAAGAGCTAACTCACGCTTTTGGTAATGACGATTATTTTTATAATCAAGATTTTCCTGCAGAAAGATTATTAGAACAAGGTAAAAGATATGGTGGTGATCCGAGCTTAATGAATCGAAATGGAATTTATATAATAGATCAATACAAAGGAACTATTAATTTTAGTAGTGAATTAAATGCAAAACTTGTAAATATTAAATATGTATCTGATAGTATGGGTAGTGATGCTGAAATGAAAGTACATAAGTTTGCTGAAGAAGCAATATATAAATATGTAGCTTTTGGTATATTATCTACAATGGCAAACATACCAGAATATATAGTTGGTAGGTATAAAAGAGACAAAAGAGCTGCTATGAGACATGCTAAATTAAGGTTATACGAAATTAATTTACCAGAGATAACACAAGTTTTAAGAGGTAAATCTAAACATATTAAACACTAATTAATGCCAGAAAGTAAAAATTCCTTTATACAAGGAAAAATGAACAAAGATTTAGATCCCAGGATTATACCTTCTGGAGAGTATATAGATGCTCTTAATATAAAAGTATCAAGATCTGAAAATGGTGATGTTGGTGTAGTAGAAAACGTTATATCAAATAAATTAGCAAGTGATCTTTCAGGTGAAGATGCAACTTTATCTACAACATCAGCTATTGGTCACGTTGTTGATTTTGAAAACAGATGCGTTTATTATTTAGTTACTGATTTTAACAACGCAAACACAAATAGTAGGGCAGCTAGCACAAATAAATGTGCAATAATTAAATACGATCAAGATACTGAGTCAACAAGCGTTGTTTTTAAAAGTTACAGATTCAACTTTAATAAATCTTTTCCTGTTTATGGTATTAATATTTTAGATGGTTATTTGTTTTGGACAGATAACTTTAATCAACCAAGGGTTTTTAACGTACAAGACACAAGTAGATATAATGATGATATATATTTAGAAGATAAAATTAGTGTTGCTAAATATGCTCCATTTTGTGCTCCAAAATTTTTACAACCTAGACATATATTAACTGTAAATGGTGCTGTTAGTAATAGTGCAAACGTTACAATAAGTGCTGCAAACTCAGCGTTGCAAACAGCAATAAGCAGTGGTGAAAAATTTACTGTTAGGCATGATACTTTAGATGATGACGTTTTAATAACATCATTATCTGGCACAGCTTTAGTTTTAGATGAAGCTGTTACTGTTGCTAACGGTGAAAAACTAACTATATTATCTGGGTCAATGATTGAAAACACGGCGGATACAACTATTGATAATGAGTACATGAAAGAGAAGTTTGTTAGATTTAGTTATAGGTATAAGTTTAATGATAATACATATTCAATATTTGCGCCATTTACTCAAGTTGCTTTTGAGCCTAGAATAGATACATTTACAGATGTTTTACAAACAGACGCATATAAAGAAGCTGAGGTAGCAACATTTGTAAATAAAATAAACCAATTAGAGTTAGAAATAATGCTTCCAACATTAGATCCATCTGCTAATTTATTAATAGATGAAATAGAAATATTATTAAAAGAATCTGATAGTATTGCTGTAAAAGTATTAGACGTAATAGATGTGAGAAGCAGCAAAATAGATGGTTTAAGAAAAGACGTTACAACAATTAGTAATGGTGCTGTTGGCTCAACAAAACTTAAAGCGTATATAAACAACGTGTATAGCAGTGGAGTAAATGATAGACGTAAAGAACTTTATTACGTTTATAGGTCTGAAGAACCATTTAAAACTTTACCTGCTTCACAAACAAACAGGGTTTTTGATAACGTACCTGTAAAAGCACTTGCACAAGAAGTAGCAGGAAACAGAATTATATATGGTAATTTTGTACAAGGTAAAGATTTACCATCTAATGGTTTAAATTATGAGCTCAGCGCTGGTGCAAAAAATCAACAAGATGAGTTTTTAGATGAACAATTACCTAGACATACATTAAAACAAAGTAGAACATATGTTGTTGGAGTTGTTTTAGCTGATAGGTACGGAAGACAATCACCAGTTATAATGTCTAAAGATCATAGATCTTCTATACTACATAAAAGATCGCAAATAAGTTTAAATGGTGATTCATTAAAAATAACATTTAATGATCCTATGGAAGAAAACTTATGGTCTGTTACTAATCCATTAGGTTGGTATTCATATAGAGTGGTTGTAAAACAAACTTTACAAGAATATTATAACGTTTATACACCTGGAGTTACAATTTATGATGTTCAAACAAGAAACAATATATCTACAGGTGACACTTATGGTTATTTTCCAATATATGGTGATAATATAAATAAAGTACCAAGAGACGAAGTTACTGAAGGTTCTAATATTGATTTATCTACAAGTAGTGTAAATTTATTTGGTATAGTACAAAACGGACAAACAGGTATACAAACATCTAAACACTCTGTTATAGCTATTGGTGATTTAACTGATTTTGGTATTGAGGCTGAAGCTGATAAAAACGAATTTTATGATCCAGATAAAAAATATTTGTTTTCGCAAATAAAAGGTGATTATGGTGTTAACGCAGGTAATGATGGTGCAAACGCTGCTGCATTAGCTGTTTTTGAAACAGAACCGTTTAAGTCAAAAATTGATATATTTTATGAAACATCTACATGCGGACTTTTATCTGATCTTAACGCTAAAATAAAAGCAGGTGGAGTAATACCAAGTAGTTTAGTTTTAAGAAACCTTGCTGATAATGCAGATGACGATGATTTTAGAGAAGATTTAGCAGCTGATAGTTATATGTTTATAGTTAAGGTTTTTGATGTTAATGGTACACAACTAACACCATCTGCTCATTCGTTGGATATAACTATTAATAGTGTAATGAGAGAGTTAGATGGTCAAACAAATGATGTCAAAGCTGATTTTTCTGTAGAAAGAATAGGTAATACCGATGTTCATAAAATGAAACTTATAAACGCACAAGAATACAGATTATCACCAGGAGACACTTATGATGTTACATTTAGGGCTACTACACAAGACGGTGCTAATAATATACAAAAAACCATAGAAATAACAAATGATCACCCAGAAATAGGTTTTGCTACAGGTAACTGTGTAAGCTTTACACCAAATACCACTAGTACCATAGCAACCATAAATGCTAGTGGCTCACCTATATACGCTTATAATGGTAGTGCAAACACATCATTAAGAACAGAACGTTTAACTTTTTCTAAAATAACTGGTGATTCTAGATTACATGTTAGTCCTTCAGGTGTGATATCAATAAATCCTGGTATACCAGCTTCAGCTTCTGGTGTTAGTATTACTGTAAGGGCAACAGATACTGGTGGTTTAACAACTAATGCTTCTGCTGGAGGTGCTGGAGATCTTGTTATTCCACTTTGTCAAGCACAAGATGATGTTATTAATGTACCGTATAGCGCTACATGTAGTGGAACAAAATATAATTATTACGACAGGTGTTATGGTGGTCAAGGATCACAAGATCCAGGAGATAAATATCAAGAATACTTTTGCCCAGACGATTTAACTTATAGCGATGTAGATGGTCATTGTAACAGTGATTTTGAAGATATATTAAGTAATAATGTACTGGTTAACACCGCTGGTTCAAGCGCTGCAAGAACTAATTTCTTAAATAATGAAAGGTTTACTCAAATATTTGTAGGTGGCAAAGCTTTAGTAAATGGAGCTGTTACAAGTGCTACAATAAATATAGATGGACACTCTACAAATTTCAACGTTGAAAAGGATATGATAGTTACGGGTACTGGTATACCAGCAAATACCACAGTGCAAACAGTAACAAGTCAAAGTGTAATTGTATTATCAGCTTCAGTAAGCTTAAGTGACAACACAGAGTTAACTTTTGGTAAAAAAGTATTAGATGCTGCTAATACATCAGGTGTTGATTATTTTATAAGGATAGCACCGCATGCTAATGATACTCCTGGCGCGGCTGGATATGTAGGTAATAGTAGTAGTAATTTTATTGTTTCTATTGGTGGTGCTGATTACGAATATATAATAGGTGTAGGATCACACAGTGGTTTATTTGCAGATCCTGATAACGCATATCCAGGCGTAAGAAAAATGGTAAGAAGAAGTACTATAACAACAACAGTTTATTCATAAAATTATGCCAACAACTATAGACATAGCTTATTTTAATTCATTTTATATAAAGAGTAGTAAGGGATCTGAAACTTGGCATATAGAGGAGAGTAGAATAAAGGGTGGTTTTAATGAGGTTTCTGTAGATCTTGGTGTAAAAGCATATATAATAGATGAATCATTTGAAGAAGAAAGAAGAAAAAATGCTTTGATATATAGTGGTGTTTTTAATTCTAGAACGGCTATAAATAACACTAATCAATTTTCCATGGCAGAGCCAATAACAAAATCTGTTAACTCAGCTAATGGTAGTATACAAAAACTTTTTGCAGAAGAAACAAATTTAATTGTGTTTCAAGAAGATAAAGTTAGTAAAGCATTAATAGACAAAGACGCTATATTTAATGCAGAAGGTGGTGGCGCTGTAACATCAAGTAATGTTGTTATCGGTCAAATAGTTCCTTTTACAGGTAGATATGGTATTTCAAAAAATCCTGAAAGTTTTGCTGTCTATGGCAGTAGAAAATATTTTTCTGATAAAAACAGAGGTGTAGTATTAAGATTATCAAGTGGCGCTGGAGGTGGAGACGGAATAACACCTATATCAGATTATGGTATGCGATCTTTTTTTAGAGATAAATTAAAAACAGCTACAAGAATTGTTGGTAGTTTTGATGCTCATCACCAAAGTTATATTATATCAGTACAAACTGGACCTTCTTTTGAAACAGTAAGTTTTAGTGATAACATAAATGGTTGGACTAGTCGACATAGTTATAAACCATATCAAGGTTTTAGTTTAACTAATAATTTTTATACTTTTAGTGGTAATAACATATGGAAACACTATGATAAAGTGGGTGGTATAACATATGGGCAATATTACGGATCTAATACAAACGAAAGTTCTGTAACTTTTTCTGTAAATCAAAACTCAGTTGAAGAAAATATATTTTATAATATTTCATATGAAGGAACGCCAAAATGGGCATTAAAATATATAAAAACAAACACTGATGATAGAGATAGTAATGGAGTAGATGATTATTATTTAGATTCAGCTGAAGATATAGCAAACTCAGAAACAACAGTTTCTAACGTTTATATAAACGCATCTATATTTAACAAAAGAGGTAATAGATATTTTGCAGACTTTCAAAATAACTCACCTGGTATAGAAGGAGAGGTATATGATGCAGATATATCTAGTAATTTAGGTGTAACAGGAGTAAAAGGTAATTTTTTAAAGGCAACATTTTGTTTGCCAACAAATGAAACAATAACAAAAAAAGAAGAGTTGTTTGGTACTGTAACAAATTTTAATAAAATAACAATATAGTGAATCCTAAATCAAGAACACCACAAAAAAGAGTTGGTACAGGTAGGATGGCGGGTTTAGCTTATTCACCTCTTCCACCTATAAAAGGCACTACGTTAACTTATTATAATAGACCAACAACAACAATAACAAATACAACAAAAAATATGGCAAATCCATTCGCAATAGCCGCCGCTGGGGCAGGTATACTAGGAGGTATTTTTAGTA